CATAGGTTTTATTACGGATTGTGTCCGAATTAGCTTGCTCACGTCCCTTGATAGGGTCATCAATGATGATTCCATGAGCTCGATTACCAGTAACGCCCCCGAGAATACCGCAAGCCATGTATTCGCTACCGTTGTCCAGTGCGAATTCCTGCGCTGCCGAAGACTCGACAGTAAGCCCAGTTCCGAAAATTCCTCGGTATCTAGGCTGCTTAATGATTGATCGGGTGCGCCTACCAAGCTTTCTAGCTAGATCGTCACCATAGCTGGCAAGGATGACTTTGCGATTAGGAGCAGCCCCAAGGTACTTGCTGGGGAATACTACTGAGGCATAAGTCGACTTTGCCGAGCCCGGGGGCATGAATACCATCATGCGCCCATGTTTTGTATTTGCTACCTCGTCTAGCTTCTTGAGAAGCAGCCGATGATGATGAGCCATCGTGGTTTCGATAGGCTCAAAGAATTCTGTATCAGGATCGTCCGTCATAGGTCGACCTGGAACTTCTATGGCGTTTGCATACTGAAGGATGTCTGATCGGGCTTTACGCCTAATCAGCAGCTCCTTAGCTGCCTCGGCTTGCGATTGCAAAGAGTTCCTCGTCAGTCATTTCCCGTAGATCTGAATTCTGCGGGTTTGTAATCTTTTGCATTTGATCCTTGTTTGCGCTGAGCAATCCAAGGGGAACTTTGCTGGCTTCGTTTGCCATGTCCTGTAATGCGCTTACCGTCTTGAGTGCAATCATTCCCTCGCCCGTCAAGAGATTTTCCTCATTGACCGTATTGAGCTGCTGGTTTGCCATTCCCGAAAGGATATTGGCATTGACTGCACCGTACTTAGCTGCACTGGCTAGGTTGGTACTGATCGCTCTTAGCTCATCCATTAGGCTAATTGTTGCGATTTGTTGCGTAATTGGAAGCTGCTTAAAAGCTGCCTCAGCATTAAGTAATTGATTTGCAACGATTTTTACATTCCGCACACTGGGAGTAATCTTGCGAGTTATCTGAGCCCGGTCAATCCCGTACTCTTTAGCAAGCACTGCAGCCTTCTCGCCCGCAAGCATTCGTTTTTCAATGTCGTGCCATTGAGCTTCGGTAAGCTTTGAAGTTCGTGCCATTAGCTGACTACTCCTCTCAGCGTATCCAAAATATACGATTTTCTATTCAAAATGTATCTTCCTTTTTTGTCTCCCTATTCGGGATACACCTAGTTTAATACAATGTTTACGAGGGTGGTTAGGCAGACATTAGAGGATGCGAGAAGTAGATAGTTTTTCTGCCTTCTGATCTACGATTCAAAATCGCCAAATCTACACCCTCACCCTAATCCGTTTCCACGTCCTCGTTTTTGTAAAGTTTTTGGTCGGTTTTGTAAAGTTTTGACTGGAGCATTGTCAAGTTTTTGGCTTGCTTCCATGCTTTTTGAGCCACTGAGTCTGCCTTCTTGTAGAAGTTAGACCGATTGATTCCCACTTCGCTTGCAAGGACCTTAATCGGGATCTTGCGTCCATTCCTGTATCCAGCCGATATGTAGACCGCATAAAAAGCAATCTGCTCCACTGGATCAAAGCTTTCAATCACAATGGTAAAGGCTGGGAAATACTTGTTAAGCGGGTAATCTACTTCATGAGTTGCCGATCCTTCGTTAAGCACCTTAGCAAATCCGGGTGGTAAGCGGGGACCGCCATACCTATGCGCTTTGGCGTAATGCCAAAAATTGACGCATATTTCCTCAAATTCAGGATCGGTAAACCGTCTGCTCATCAAGTTCCTTTTTAGGTGCAGGTTACGTTTATCCTGCGTCAGAAAAAGGAATTAACTGACCGATTTCCACCAATGTTAATCGATCAGTCAGGGTCATGCAATTTTTCCAAGGGTGAGTTCCAACAAATACTCCTCGGTGACGTATGCCTTCTCGAAGGCTTTGCGTCCAAGTCCATGAATACCGGAATTGCCTCGATGATGTTCGGGGCAGAGGGCAATGACCGGAGCATTACTGCGCTTCCCGGCTCTACGGATGTGATGAATTTCAGCAGGTGTTCCTTCTCCGTATCCGAGGTAAATACAAAGGATGCACCCGAGACTCGCAAGTTTTCCAAAATGTTCTTTCTCGGCTTTAGTTGCCATACTTGTACCCGTAAGCCAACTGGCAAAATTGCTTTTCAAGACTATTGCTTGATTGCCAAAAAATATCGACAGGGCAATTATCCCGGTAATCCATAAATGCTTTGACAGCACAAAGCAATATGACCATGCAGATAATTAGTTTAGCAAGATTGAGAATATCTTTCATATCAATGCTTCCTCAAACTGTGACAGATCAAACTTTGGTTTTGGTTTGCGAACGCATTTAAAAGTCCAGCCAGGACGCAAAGCGCAAACTGCAAGAGCTTCCTCTTGTCTGCCAACAATTCGCATGACTTCGTTGTCTTCGTTTTTGATAACGTACATTGCATATCCTTTCGTGAATATATTCTTATCATACACCTATATTTTTATCTGCAGCCCATGCTTGGATGTATTCGATCAGCTCGATCATTTCGTTGATCGTCAGCTCTGAAGTCCTACGGAAAACGATGTCGACCCCATGACCGTCTAAGGCTGGCAGCATTTCGATTGGCTCTCCACGAGCTCGAAGCCATGCAGCCGTCAACAATCGCTTCCAAGTCTCTACGTCTCGCTTGGCTCCAGCCCATTCAAGTGCTTTGGCAATATCGGTAATCAACGCATGAAGTTTGGCATTCTGAGCAAGGCTGCGGGTAATTGGTTTGATCTCTATTGCGTAGCCTTCCGGGGCTTCTGCTACGGCAATTTTTGCGTTGGACCTAGCAACGTCATGAGCCAGTATGAAATATTTTCTCAAAAAGGACTCCCCCCAAAAACTTCACCTTCTAGGAATCTAAGGTATTTGTTTTGGTGTTCTAGGTGTTTCAGTAGCTCATCATACTTGCCCCGCCAAAAATCAGCATCATTTATTTCCAACTCCCCCACTCGCCCCGATTGCCCAGTCTCCACTGGACGATAAAGTCTTCCTCGACTTGTAGCTTTAGCTTTTGCCTTAGTGGTGAATTTATCCATAACCTGTATTCCTCTAAACCCCATTCGTGTCTGTATCTGAGAAGCTGCCGAACTAAGCAGCGATATTTGTGCGCTTGTTCGCTAATCGGCATTGATCCGGTCCGGGTGGTACTGGTAGGACCAAACTTGTTTCCTAGCCCGGATTGTCGTATTCGGAACGATTTCCCGAGTAACATATCGCTGCCTACGCAAGTGGCACAAAGCCATAGCGATTGCAGCCGATGTTAGGTTGGTTTTTTCTCGAATAGCCGATAAGGTCAAAGGCTTTTTTTCTTTGACAAAGACTGCTCGAACCTTTACCAGTGCGTTTGAACTTTGCTTTTCCATTTACTTTCCCATCATTGCAACTGATTTTTGTTTGAATGAGGAGGTGAATTCCCTCAATTTTTCCAGTGCTTCCTCTTTTGCCTTGGCTGCTGCAGCAATCTCGGCTTGAGTCGGCTGCTTGGTAATTAAGGTATTTGGCTTGCTTGGAATGCGAGGACCGTCATTGCATAGATTTTTGAACGCCAATGCCGAAGGAGGGAACTTAGGGTCCATGTGCAGCAGGGCATAGTCAATCTTTGGCTTGTAGGTTGCATGAACTCCCAGCAGCTCCAGCCACGTTTGACGGACCAATCCATGATCTACCCCATCCCAATGACGCATAAACGCAGCTCCGTAAATAGCCCCCATGCGCCCAAAAATGTAATCCAAGCCGTCTTCAGGTTGGCAAAAGTCACTTTCCAAGTAGTCGGACATTGTTGTCTCCTCCAATTAAACCTCGGGTTAACCCTGACATTACTTCCTGATTTCGAGTGCCAGCCGTCTTTGACTGGTTCTTATCCTTCAGCCAATCAGCTTTAAAGCCCCTCCAGCCGTTCTGACAGCAGAGTTCTAAAACTTCCTGAAGGCTGATACCAGCTTTTGCTGCTTCTCGTTGTAGCCCCTTTAAAGCCGTTTCTGTGACGGGTGCTTTTAAACCTTTCCTTAACTTTACAAAATCTTGAAAAACAGTTTCGCTAACTCCGTCAGGAGTCTTGGTTTTAGTATTTGTATTTTCTTGGTTATTGGTTCTTGGTTCTTGGTTCTTGGTTAGGATCTGAAACGTATCTGAAACCTGATCTGATTTCAGTTCTGATTCCTTATCTGATTTCAGATCTGATTTCAGATCTGATTTCAGATCTGATTTGGATTCCCAACGGATGTGATTCGCTTTTCGTGCGGAATTCGCTTTAGACCGATACTTCGCAATTTCCTTATCGGCTCTCTCATTATGCCAGCCGTCTTCCTGTTTTACGAAGAATTCCTCAAGCAAAGCCTCCACAATGTCAACGGTAGATTTGACCTTCCTAGCGACCAATAAAACGCTTGTGAAGGGCTCCTCGCCTTGGTAATACAAATCCATCATCCTTCGATAGGCAAGGTCTTCAGCATCGCTTAAATGACTTGTATGCGATATGTAATCGCCTATGTGAAACGGGTAGAAGTTCATGGGGCTCCTTTCGTGGATGCAATTTCTAAGCTTCCTATCATACTCTAAATTTAAAACGGTAATACATTTATTTTTACGGTACAGCGTCCACCTTTGACAATCGGACCCTCGTAAACGTGCAGCACCTTGATCTGCGAGTCATCATCCATAAGCCCGGCTTGGACTAAAGCGTCCTCCAGTGCCTTGATCCGGTTTGAAATGTCAGCCTTTCGCTTGTCTCGAAAATTGATCGTGACCGTCATTTCCAGTTTTGCGTCTCCAAAACGGATAGGCTGCAAGTTCACCTCATGAGCTACTGCCGTCTTAAACTCTCTAGCTCCTAGGGTGAGGAAACGCCTATGCCCTGAAAAACCCCAGTAGGAGTTGATTGTTGGTGGTAAAGGCAACACTAGAAAAATATTTTTTGGGAAAGTTGGCATAGGTGTGGATTATCATATATGATAGGAACTGTAGCAACAAATTTATCTCACGAAAGGATAAGACAATGGTAAACAATAATCGGTATTACGAGCCCGAAGACAATGATGACTCTGATCGCATTGATGATCGAGTGTCCGAGCTTATGAAAGATGAGTACGATCCCAAGAAGTATTCCAACTTTGCTGAAGGTATTAGCGAAGCGAATGACAAGGATCGGGAAGCAGTTGAGTTGATCTTGCAACAGCCTGAGATCGACTATGAGGCTCTAGGTCGTAAGTTGTTTTGTATGGCTTACGATTACATGGAGGGCTATGCCAATAGCCACGCTGAGGCAAATCTTGCTTCAGGTTATTTAGATTAATCCACGAAAGGGAAATCATGAAAGTTTATCAAGCAATCAACAAGGTTCAAGCCGAACTAGCCAAGATCGGCATTACCAAAAGTCGCACCAATCAACAAGGGGCTACTTACAAGTTCCGGGGCATTGACGATATTTTCAACACCATTAGCCCGTTGTTGGCTGAGCATGGTCTTTGCATATTGCCTCGGGTACTGACTCGTGAATGCGTAGAGCGTCAGACTAAAGCTGGCGGGGCAATCTTTTACGTTACTGTTGAGGTCGAGTTTGACTTTGTTTGTGCCGAGGACGGCAGCAAACATACCGTCAAGACGTTTGGTGAAGCAATGGATACATCCGACAAGGCTACCAATAAAGCCATGTCTGCAGCGTACAAATACGCAGCTCTCCAAGCATTCGCCATCCCTACTGAGGGTGACAATGATGCAGATGCTCACACCAATGAAATTGCTTCACTTAATCGATCTGCAGTCCAAGTTCCAGCTACTATCAAAAAGTCTCCATTGACTGAAAACCAAGTTGCTGACTTCTTGGCAACGATTGACGCAGCAGCAGACGAGACCGAACTGACGGCAGCCTACAAAGCAGCCTATCGAGTAGCTCAAGGTCAAGGAGACCAAGAAGCTATCAAAAAGTTCACCACGACAAAAGACGCTAAAAAAGCAGAATTGGGGATTGCATAATGACAAACCTTACTCTTTACAACATTGCCGACCAATACCTTGCAGACTTGCAAAAGCTGCAGGAAATGGAAATCGATGAGCAAACCTTTGCCGATACGCTGGAGGGTCTCTCCGGGGACCTTGAAGTCAAAGCGACTAACGTTGCTATGTTTGTTCGTAATCTTGAGGCTTCTGCGGAAGCTATCAAGAATGCTGAAAAAGCAATGGCAGAGCGTAGAAAAGCTCTTGAAGCTAAAGCGGATCGCATTCGTCAGTATTTACTAGACAACATGAACCGCACTGGCATTACAAAAATTGATTGTCCTTACTTTGTTTTGAGTGTTCGCAAGAATCCTCCAGCAGTTGAAGTGCTCAATCAAGACATGATCCCCGATGAGTATTTCGACATTCCTGAGCCACCTGCTCCGACCTTGAATAAGAATCGCCTCAAGGAAGATCTGAAGGCTGGGGTGATTGTTGAAGGTGCTAAGCTGACTGCTGGACAGTCTTTGTCAATCAAATAAGGAGCTGATATGAAGCTTGAAAGCGTTTATCTCAGCAGGAACCCGGAAGGGTTTCTATCAGGCAGCGTAACCTTTGCCGGGGACGCTCTTGAAATCAGAGTCAAGCTGGACAAAGAAAAAACCGAGGAGATCATGGGGATAGTCTCTGCGGAACTTATGAAAATATCCCAACAACTTATCCAATCTTCGGAAGGAAATTAAATGGCTTCAGTAAACAAAGTAATCCTGATCGGCAATGTAGGTCGTGACCCTGAAACTCGCTATATGCCAAGCGGAGACGCAGTGACCAACTTGTCGCTGGCTACCACTGACAAATACAAAGACAAGCAATCAGGAGAGCAAAAAGAAGCTACGGAATGGCATAGGATCGCATTCTTTGGAAAGCTGGCTGAGATCGCTGGGCAGTACCTTAAAAAGGGTTCCCAATGCTATATCGAGGGAAAGCTTCGCACTCGTAAATTTACCGATGCTAACGGCATTGAAAAGTATTCGACTGAAATCGTGGCTGAGTCCATGAAGATGCTCGGAGGAAAGCCAAGTGAAAGTGGCTCAAGTGGTCAGCCTCAGTCTCAAGGGGCTAGTAGTGGTCTAGGTGATATGGATGATGACATCCCATTTTAAAAAGGAAAATTGTATGAAAAAAGCACTTGCCGTAGTATTGTTGACAGTATCGTTTGCAGCAGCAGCTTCATGCCCTGTATACGCTCCGTATCGTTGTGTACCCGGTGGCGGTGGCAAAATGATTTGCGGTTGCGGAGTTTAGTTTCACTGGGACAAAAGCGGATGCTGACTTGAAATGGTCTGAAATGACGCAAGCAGACGCAGCGAGTAGTCCCGCCTTATAATGGCACTACCTTAGCTTTGCAGCGAAGGTGGTTGCCAAACCCTTATGGGGGTGTCATTCAGGGCTGGTATCCCTAAAATCTACTGCTCAGCGCAATGCTGGATCCTTTCGTGGTTTGACACCCCCACCCTTTTGCTCAAAAACAACACCAAAAAAATATTTTCAAAAAGTGGTTAAAACCCCTTGACGATATGCTTAATAGGTATATTATTAAGGTGTAGGTTGTGAATAACGAAAGGAAATCAAAATGGAAAGAGTTCTCGAAAGACAAGTGATTGGTTCAGTGACAATAGGTCGCAGTGGCACAAAAAACCATAGAGCTTCAATGATGTATTACTCAGACGGCACAAAAAATTTAATGATCCATTGCAGTTGTCGTGGTACAGCAAACGGACACGCTAGAGCAACAGCAAGATTTTCTTTGATTCAAGGCAACTGCAAAAATTAATCCCAGCCCCTTCGGGGGCTACACGAAAGGAATTGAAATGTTAGATATTTATGAAGGTTTATCAGCAGAGGAAGCAGCAGAGCTGGATCGTTTAGATGATGAGGCTAACGAGCAAATGGCTGAAGCTGAAGCTCGTTGGGTTGATGGTGGTTGCGCTTATTTATCTTATTAAGTAAAAGCCCTTCGGGGTTTTTACAACAAACCTAAAAATAAATGTTGACCCTGTAATACTCCTATGTAATACTGCTTATGTAGTTTGATTTTTTCACGAAAGGAAATCGAAATGAACCAAGACTTTGACCTCCAATGTTACGGCTGCAACAGTGCCGAATTTATCGCCCAAATCCAAGGCTGCATTACTTACCAGTTAAGCGGAGCCAATATGGTTGTCGCTGGTTTGATGAGTGATGCCCAAGAGGAAATGGAAATGGGTGCAGTAGAACGTGCTCGGCAGACCCTGAATCGTGCCAAATTGATTCTTGGTGAAATTATGGATGGTAACTTAGTAGCAAACGTAGCAAGATAATTTTTGAACCCACGAAAGGAACCAAAATGAATATCGTAGAAATCTACCTCCAGCCTGAACGTTACAACGCAAGAATTCGTGCCACTGTGCCGGGGGCTTGGATGGCTGTCCGTAGTGACGGCAATGAGTATCCAGTTGGATCTGAATATCAATTCAGCAGCGCAGATCAAGCATTAGAGTATGTCAACAATTTAGAAGCAATGAGGGGGAATTGAAATGAGAGGCTATCGAGACCAACGTTTGTATCAGGGTGACTTGTTGGACAAAAAAATTCCAGCATGGGTTGAGTACCTAGGGGCTGCTATTTTGGGTGCGATTCTTGGAGCCATGTTCGCTTATGGAATATAAGAAGTTCAATCAGGAGCTGCATGACCTATGCGACCCGCCAGCACGAGCTGCTGTGACTGAATGGGTTTCAATGAAGTGGGGTCTGAAGTGCATAGAAAATCCCGATAAATATGCAGTTGATTTGATCGTATATAGAAAAGATCAGATTTGTGGATACATTGAGGTGGAGACAAGAGACTGGGGGACGCTTCATTGCCCTTACGAAAGCATTCATATAGCCCAACGCAAAGAAAAGCTTTTTAGCAATCCCGGCACGTTGATGTTTGTCACGACTCGGGACTTTAAAAATGCTTATTGGTGTACGGCAGACGATGTAATCAGCAGCCCTTTAATTGAAGTTCCGAACCGAGCAGTCAAGCGAAATGAGTATTTTTATGACGTGCCGATTGAGTTGTTCAAGTACGTTGACCTAACCGAAATATTTTAGGAATTGACATGAGGATTTTATTTTTTGTTTTGCCAGTGCTTCTGACGGGTTGCATTACCTACCCTTCGGTTGTCTGCAAAGACGGAGTAATGTATACCAAACAGGGATTGACCTCTGTATATACAAAAACCGTCATGAGCTGCATTGAAGTAAAAGATTATTTTCAAACCGAAAAAGGAGAAGCAAAATGAACGAGCATATTTGGACACCCGCAGGAACCGATGTCACTATTCGCTGGCGCATGAATGGCTGGGTCCCGCCTTCAGAGCAACAGGCTTATCGGGATAAATGGTCTTACTATCAAAATTTGCCTTTGCGTAAGTTGGATGATGCAGCCAAAGAGCAATACGAAGCCGTACTTAGAAAAGCAAAAGTAGCAAGGATTAAATAATGAGAAAAGATATTTCCCAAGGAATAATCCTTGCCAAAGACCTGTTAAAAGACGCTGAGAAGCTTAATTCCAATCCGGCTATGTATGGATATGACAATCTCTACAACAAGCTCATAGAGCTCGATTTGTGCGTTCAGCAGCTATTAGCAGATATGGAGACAAAATGAAGGATTCTGATTGGGGTGGGATTTTTTGGTTGGGCTTGGTTATCTTGGGGGGGATTGGGTGGATCTGCAACATTATTGAGATCGCTCATGCCGATTTAGTGACCGGGCTTGTGATACTTCGTGTTGTTGGCATATTCATGTTCCCACTGGGAGCCGTATTGGGGTGGATATGAATTGGGCTGAGAAGGTCGCATTGACCACTATGGTAATTGCGTCAGTCGTTTTAATTGCTGCAATACGACTGGCAATTAGACTGGGTGGATGGGCATGAAGATAATTAAATCTGAATTTTGGTACATCCTACAAAAAGAAATTGCGGCAAGGAAAAGAAAATGAGTGAAATCCTATTTCTTTTTTTTCTTCTTAGCGGGATACTAGCTTGGGCTTTTATTCTTTATATTGCACTAAAAATTTGGTTTGAAAAATGACTACTTTTACTACTGAGGACAGAATTCAGGCTCAGGCTATGGATTCCATTGAGGAAACCCCTATTCCGTTTTATGGCTGGCTGCGACATGAGCCAGTAGTAATTGTGGAAAGTGGTGCTAGTGTTATGCCTTTAGTAGAGGAGCCAAGGTGATCTATTTTCTGTATCCGTTTATGGCTTTAATCAATTTTTTGACTACGATTGCTGCCTACGTTCTTGCGCCAGTGCTGCCTTTGCTTGCAGAGTAACGAGACGGATGGCTGGACAATGGTTCGATTTGGGGTCGTGGTCCACGCCTTCCAACTTGGTTAAATTGGTTTATGACCCCGGACAATAGCCTTGATGGGGATTCGACCTTCCAATCAATTAATGGTAGAAGCTATTGGAGCAAGGTAAAATGGCTATGGAGAAATCCGGCATATAGCTGCGGATTGCGTTATTTGAATAACCCCTATTTTGCTTCGTTTAAAGGGAATAACCTGATAAAGGACAACGACAATGCGATTTCAGGTTGGGTACTCGTTAACGCTAATGGACTATTTCAATTTGTCGCTATTGTTCCTATTGGTTTCAGTCGCTGCATTATGGTTAATCTCGGTTGGAATATTAGGGCTTTGGTCGATGATAATGTCATGCCTAAGCCTCTTGCGTACCAAGCTACGTTCGCTTTTACACCGTTCCGATTAAGCGGGTTTCGTTAACGCTTAGATCTGCCAACGATTTTTTTTCGCATTTCACTTTCAAACTCGTAGTCTTCTCGACACCAATTATCACAAAATGCCCGATCCTGAAGGGGGGCATTGCAGGATAAACAGTATCCAGTTGTCTTATGGTGCTTTGGATACCGAAGCTTTTTTTCTTCAAGCCTGTCGTAGATAGCGTCCATATCGAGACCGGGAAAATGTTTTGTCATGCTGATTCAGATAAAAACAAAGCTCTTTCAGCTTCACGCCTTCTTGTAAGTCCAGCCATTACATGACCTGCAGCTTTATTCCATACCAAAAATTGATCTGCTGCGCCTTGCTTATCGCCAGCATTTAGCTTCTTTAAAAGAGTGGAGCTTTTCAAATTTCCTACCCCTAGATTAAACGCAAACGAGCATAGGGCATCGAATTCGCCCTGAGTCATATCTACGCTTACCATTTGATTTACGGAGCTTGCAGCATGGGCTACGTCACTTACAAGGTACTCATCGGCTTGCTCTTGAGTAATGGTCATTCCCAGCTTAATACCGCCAGTATGTCCTACTCCAATAGTAATCGGCTCGGCTCCAGTGCCGGGATCAGGATAAGCCTCAAGCTTGCATCCTTCAAATTCTTTGATTAAGTCATAGCACTTTTTACTCGGAGTCATTGTTAGATCCTATTTTTATTCCAGTAATTAATCCAATGAACCCGCCAATAATGGTTTGAAATGCGGGTCCGACTATTTCAAAAAGTTTATTGTTGTCAACTTCAGGATTGAAAAATCCAAACATAAAAACCGTAACCATTGATAAAACAGTCAGGCATAAAGTAAATGACGCAATTAAAGTGACAACGGCAGCAAGTTTATCTTTAGGCATTTCACTTCATTAATGAGTCGTATTGTTCGTAACAGGCTTGGAGGGCTGATCTGAGCTTGTCTGCTCGGGCAGCTTCCCCGATAAGAAAGCTTCCATCCTCGGCATAAAGGGTTGCCCCAGTTCCACACGTTGAAGCGTTGGTGGCTTCAGATTTGGGTCTGCTGGGACGGTTCCGCAGCTCGACAAGAGCATTAGCAAGCCGAGTATTAATAGAGTTGATTTGGTCATTTTTATCCTTTTCGATTTTATCGGCTGCTGCTTGATGTTGGTCTTTAAGTCTTTGGGTCTCTAGCACTTGATCTGCTTTGTATCGATCAAAGCGAGACGCTTCAAAGCTATAGCCAAGATACCAAGAAAATGCCAACGCAGCCACTGCTGCAGCTAGTTTGACGTAAGTAAGGATTGGCAACGGAAACATTATCGGATTGGCTTGTCAGTTAAATAACGAAGGATTTGGACTGCAAGCCCGATTCCCATAAGCCACCACCCATAATTTTTAGGGTCGATAACGTTTTGAAGTACGGAGAAGTTATCGTAAATAAAGCCTAAGCACATAACCGCTAGACCAAACCACATAGTCCTTGATTTGTGCATAGGTTTCATTTTTTCTTGGCTACGGTCTTTTTTGCTGCTGGCTTTTTGGCTGCAGGTTTTGCAACAGTTTTGGCTGTAGGCTTTGCAGCATACTTTTTAACCGCTACTTTTTTAGCTGCTGGCTTACGCTTGACGGGGGTTTCAGCAGAATCTGCAACTGCTACAGGTGCTACTGATCTAGGTCTGAGTAGTGCTGCGATCTGCTTAAACATTATTTATCCACCTTCGTATCAAGTTTGTCGAGTATTTTGTCCAGCTTTTGAAATATTTGGTTGGTAACGCTTTGAAAATCTTCACGCTTAACGTAGTGATCTGAGACCTTTACCTCAAGGCTATTGATCTGTCTTGCTAAAGTGGATTGGTCTCCAATAATCTTATCTTGGTTTTTAGATAGCTCTTTTGACCACCAGCCAATAACTCCCGAGGCTGCTGTGGCTAAAATTGCTATGGCTGCGACTATTGCTGACCAATCCATGCTTCTTACTCCGCAGCAGGTGTTTCGGCTTCTGCTTCAGCAGCTTTAGCCTTTGTTTTTACTGGGGCTTCAGCTTCTTCTACAACAGGAACTTCTGCAGGAATACTGGCTTCAATTTCGTCAATCAATTTACGGATCTCTTGACGAACTTCTGAAGACGCATTAATGAGGAATTGCTTGATTGAAAACATGATTTTTCCTTATGTTAGGCAGCCGGGGCTGGATCTACTGGAGCCGGATCTGCGGGAACTTCTGCAGGAGCAGCAGCAGCTTGAGCAGCAAGGGCTTGTTCTTGAATTTGAGGGATAGCTTGAATTTTGATCTTATTGACCAATTCTTCAATTAGCTCCATTGGCAGCTTACGCAAGCCAGCAACAACAGCTTCTACTTCTTGAACTTCTAGGGTCAAATTAATGCTCATGGTTTTTCCTTTTTAAACAACGGGTTTAGTTGGGGCTACAGGGAGCATGGCAACAAAAGCGTCAGCAGTTGATGGCAAGTTTCCTGCTTTAATAGTATAAGCCTCCATCCAATAACTGTCACGCCATTCAATCAATGCTTCTGCGTCAGCTTTAAATTGTGGATTTGTTGAATTTATATAAGAAACAGCAGAAACTAAAGAATCATATCCCCAAGATTTTGCTACAGAATCAAGATTAGTTTGAGCAGCATTTTCATAAAGAGCGATTGTTTGAGCTTTGTTTGCAATGTTATATGCAGAAGAATCAAACTTAATTTCTCCTTTTACAACTGACAAAAATGGATACTGTGCAAAAGTATAAATAGATGGAATTTCAATAGCATCTACTGGAATAAGCGATTTTTGATCATCGTCAAAACCATAAATTTGATTGTCAGGTGTTATATAGTGATTCATAATTTTCCTTAATAAATTTCAGTCCACTGAGTAATATATCCGTTACTCGAAACAGAATAGGTGGTTCCAGTTGGAATAATTGCACAAACATAAGCTCCATAAGGAGGTGCGCTAACACTATTCATATATGCAATTTGAGATCCATTTACATTAATACTTGTTGCTCCACCACCTCCAGCATTGGTACTAATTTCAAGAAAAATAGGATAACCATAACTATTTGTATAGGTCGTACCTACAGTTTTTGAACTTGTAAAGTCATGATAAGAAGTGCCATTCCAGCCTAAACCAGTTGGAACAGTAATGTATCCCGATGGATTGCTTGAATTATAAGGGGTAAAAGTCAACGCATTGGTAACGTCTAAGCCTGTTAACGTTACTGCTCCGCTTCTTGTATTAAATGTAGTTACTGCAGAAGACAAATATCCCGCTGGATTGCTTGAGTTATAAGGAGTATAACCAAGAGCAGAAGTGACATCAGTTGCATTTAAGCTAACGGTTCCTACACGTCCATTAAAACTTGCCACTTTTGCTGAGTCTGCAAAATAAACACCACTTGAACCGTCTGTATAAACAAAAGTGTTTTGTCCTTGAGTAAGAGTAACTCCAAGACCTCCCGAAATTGCCATTGTTAAAGTATATGAACCATTTGTTTGATTAACAACAATCCATTCTCTAGCTAATTGAGGAACATAAATTGTGCTATTTGCCGTTAATGTTCCTGTCAAAAACAAAATTGGGTAAGCAGTTTGTAATGAAGTAAGCGTTGTTGTAGTGCTTGAAATGGTTATTGGTTGTTGACCGGGGAAAAATGCTAAAGGTGTCCATCCAGTACCACCGGTATCAGGATTGCTAGCATTATTTTCAATAAAGTTTAGCCACAATCCACCCAAACTAGAAGATAAAACTATTGCCCCTTTTGGATAACCTCCAATAGTTGAAGAAAAATAGGAATCGTAAGGGAAAAATCCACCCGCTTGTTGCCACTGAGTAATGGATGTTATTTCATACAGAATGCCGTTAAAGTCTGCTCCAAAAGGAGGGACTCCACCCGAACTAATAGCTTGAAATGTAAGGGGTGGGAATCCATCCGTTAAAGAAGCTTTACCGTTTGTAATACCAATTTGAGAAGCTGTCGGAATGGTATTTTTATAAGTTGAGCTGGCAGAATTTGCAAACGGAACGGGAATCTTTGTTGGGATATTGGTACTTTGCATATTTGATCCTATTAATAAGTGACGGTTACGGCAACACCTGCAGGTCTAGGAAAAACTCCTGAATTTTGAACAATAGCAAGCTGCAAGGCATTTGGTACAAAATTGAAATGATAGGTAAATCCTTGATTAAGTGTATCAATAACATACGCTACACCATAAGGACTTCCTGAAATAGATTGCCCAAAGAATTTTTGAAGCAACTGATTAATTTGAGGAACCGATAGATTGCCGATATTGACCGCAGCTTTAATCAAAATCAACTGTCTATAAACGTCATCCGACAAATAATAGGTTGTTGTAGAGGCAACTGAAGTATAAAAAGGAGCCTGACCAAAAGGTTGTGGACCTGTGGTTGCATATCCTGAAAGATAGGCTTCCTCAAAACCTAAATAATTAGGAGAGCCGGGGATTTGAAGATAACGAGAAACGTTAACAATCGCACCCCAAATATCTAAACCAGTGCCAACGGCAGTATAGACATCCCAAATATTTACATAAAAATTAGCAATATCAGTAGCAGGATCAACTGCGCTATTGTAAGAATTAAGCAGACCGTCAATCGTTGGCGAATCACAATATTGACTTAAAAGAGTTTGATCCCAATTTTGCATGATTAAACCAATACCACCGCAATATTAGAAGCTGAAAGGGTTGGCAACTGATCTATGCCGAATGCAATCGATAAGGTACTTGGGCTTGCAGAAGTACCCAAATAAACTTCAATCACATTCACCGCAGAGCTAATAGCATTGATGTTTGCATAATAGCGACCTGAGTAGGTTGTCGAGTTGATAGTGACCGCAGTTCCTCCGTCTTGACCGTTAAATGATGCCAAAACAGCATTTTGAACAAGCGAGACAATATTTGAAGGCAACAATGGGTTATTTTGAATGTTGACCGTAAAGTATGCTGCCGTTGACGTTGGAGTCAAATAAGTGACTGTATAAGGAATTGGGGTTGCATAAGTGGTGTCATAAATGGTAACGGTTGTATTACCGTTGTATCCGCAGCCCGGTGGTTTTTTATTCCAAATAGCAGTGGCAATCGCTGAAGACGTACCGCCAGCCACGCTGACGCAAATAGAATGCGCTGCCAATGGATAGCTAGTGCTGCCATAGTTTACGGTTGCATTCGTTGAATTATCTACAACAACGGCTTGCAATACGTTAGGAACGGCTAAAACGGCTGCTTGAATAGATTGAATAGAGTTAACGGCATTTACTGCCACACTTGCTTGTCTACGCAATTCAAAGGCTGCCCTAGACTCTACGTTGTTTCCAAGTGCGCCAGCAGCAGGATTGGATACAGTATTCCAGCCAGCAACGGCTGTATATATCTTATTAAGAGATCCAATAGGACAAGCAATCGGTCCAGTAGTTTGATTTTGAAATTGAACGGTTACGCTGCCACTGGAAGGAATTGTGGCTGCTGCAGTAGAGGCATAAAGGTATCCGCTAGAGTCTTGAGCAATAGAGCCTAAAGGAATAACCGTACCAACTGCGCCTACGCAAGTGGCATTTACTACGGTTCCCGAAGCTTGAATTCGGCTCATAAAATAAATATAACCAATAGCATCTTGCCAAATACCTGAAGCAAACGCTGGGTTTACTTGGTTAGCAATATAAGCAATTTGATTGTTTTTATCGCCAATAATGGCAGTTTCGGTTTGAGCTAATTGACCCTGCGGAGTCGTAAGACCGGGGTTTACGCCTCCTCCAAAAGCTGCATTAATGTCTGCCTGAACTCCAGCAAGAATTGCTGATTCTGCTGGCAGGACAGGTGCGCCATTGGTCCATGTAATTGACGGTACGTTAGTGCTCATTTTTATTGAATCCTTGCGAATTGTTTATGGTATTTATTTCTTGCCTCTATTGCCACCAATTCAGCCAATTCTAGGTCAAAAAATCTTCCAAAATGTTTTCTTTTGCCGTTAACGCCCAAATCAACTCTCCATTTTTTTGTTGATTTTTCCCAAGATATACCTTTTGTTTTGGAAACATTATTAATGTTTATTTTTCGATTATGTTGATTTTGACTATCAGTAGCTTCTCTTAAATTTTCTATAAGATTGTTTGACGGGTTTCCATCAACATGATCTATTAATTTAGGCAAATATCCATAGTGCATTAAAAAAATAATCCTGTGAGCCCTATAAAGCTTTCCACCCAAAATAACTCTAATGTACCCATTAGTTGTCATGGTTCCTGCAATGTCGCCAATTTTGACTCTTTCAGCAGTTTTTTTAGCCCAATGCAAATTTCCATTTTTATAAAAAAAATTTTCTTGAGCTTGGCTTAAAAGTTTTAAATCATTCATTTTAGCCACCAAAAGCCACGTTATTTGTGACTCCATCCGTATCTATAATTTGAATTTGTCCAGCCAAAGAACGATTTTGGAAGGACGTAAAGGTTGCTTGCGCTGCAGCCACGTCAGGCACTGTTAAAGCTGCATCCTGAAGTTGCTCAGCAACGTACTGCAAAGGAGGAAATTCCCCAAGAATTTGTTGCCAATAGGGTATTCCCTGAGTAGTGTCGTACCAGCATTCTCCTAAAAATGTACGAGTCGCTGAAGCAACGTCTTGCGCTATTGCGTAAGGTGCGCCAGCTAATGCAATATTTCCATTGACATCGAGAACCAAGTCCCAAGCAGTTTGATCTAGCAGTAAGGTATTGTGAATTATCGTCATACTGTTCTCGCAAACTTACCATGAAATTTGTTTCTAGCCTCTAAAATAACCAATTCTGCCAATTCTATATCTTTAAACAATCCAAAGTAAGTAGACTTTCCTGAGACACGAAGCTGAACTTGCCATGATTTTCTTTGTTTATGCCAGCTAACACCTTTAATACCTGAAGTATTTGATGATGGAATTTTGACATTGCACATATTTTGAGAAGTCGTGGCTGCTCTTAAATTTTCAATTCTATTATTTAGCTTATTACCATCAATATGATCTACATTTTTTGGAAAAAACCCATTAAACATCATAAAAATAAGTCTATGAATTTGATAGGTTTTGCCAAAAACTTGAACCTTTTTATAGATTCCTTTTGAAGATCCAGCCATATCGCCAATATTTGTACGAACTGAAGGCTTTATTTTCCAATAAAGCTCTCCTTCAC